ACTCCTGCACTAATGTGGAACGTGCTATACGCCGTGAACGGCGTTTATTACCCTTTCTAAATGCTTGATATCATCATCTGTAAACTTACCCAAAAACTTTCTACATTCGTCTGTAGTCTCATTAGCTTTGGTTACCAAATCCATGTACCACTTTTCATAGTGCTCCATGTTTTTAGCTATTTGCTCAAACTTGTTTTCAATGATTTGTAGTTTCTTTTCTACTTCTTCAAGCTTTTCTTCAATTACAGTCATTACTTCTTATTCATCTTTTTTAATGTTTGTGCCAATCTAGCGCGCTGACCTAGTTTGCCACCTTTTTTAGCCGCAGCTGCAAGCTTTTTAGCTGGAATATCTTTTCCTTTTTTTACTCCAAGCTCTTTTCTTAAAGCTCCGGGCTTTTTTATTGCGCCTTGTATCCAATCTTTAGCCATTTTTCTTCCTCTCAGATTTTTTCCACTTTTCGCCAGCTTTATAGCCTTTGCGTTTAGCTTCTGAGATTCCGATAGCAACAGCTTGCTTAAGGTTTTTTACCTTGGGACCCTTCTTGGAACCGCTTTTTAACTTACCTTCTTCGAATTCTCGTATGACTTTGTGGATTTTTTCGTTTGCTTTTTTTGAATATTTGCGATCTTTTTCCGGTTTTCGATGTTTTTTTACCGGCTTATAAGGACCGATATCCTCATATTTAATTTTTAGGCCTTTTTTTAATGCCATTTATGAGCATTCCCATTTTTTAAGCGCTAATGCTTTGCGTGTGGGGCGCCCTTTTTCGTCTTTTAAGGGCCCTTTTACACCGCTCATTCGAGCACAAAAGCTTTTTCTTCTAGCCGCTTTTTTCGGCGATTTTTTAGCTTCTTTTTTCGTGACAGGTTTTTTTAAATTCTGTCCCTTTTTTTTAAAATACCTGCGTCCTTCTTCGTTTAAGCCGCCTTCAGGGTTTTGATATTTTTTGAGGACCACTTAACGTCCTCGCATCGTTTTTTTCATCCCACGAGACTCATCTCTGCGTGACTTATAGCTTTGTTTTTTTTTGCTTTCTTTTCCTCTTCTCATGCCAAGGCTTTCATCAAGACGCGAAGATTTACTTTGCTTTTTCATTTCTTCTCCTAAAATGGTGGATCATTTTGGTTTTGGTTTTGTTGGTAATTTCCCTGCCGTTGGCCTTGGTGGCTTTGTTGACGAGGGGGATTGGATGGCCTTTCAAAGCCATTCATTTGCTCAAGTTGATCAGCAATTCTTTTAAGATTGTAAGAAATCCAGTTAGCTGACTCTTCAATCGGGGGTACTTGTTTTTTCTCGTACATGGGGCTCTTCCTTTTTTTCTTTCCATTTATTTTTCTCCGAAATGCCGTGGCATAGATACAGGAATTGATCAGCTCCTAAACCGGCGTTTCTACACATGGTGGCAAAAAGCTGTCCGCTAACAGCTAAAGCCACATCCATATCGACATCTTCATCGTCAAACTTGTTTAAAATTAAATGACAGAGGCGCATCACCTCTTCTTGCTTATCTTTGGTTGTCATGAATACCTCTTGGCGTATGCTTTTTCGTACGCATCTGCGTCTTCTTCTGACATTGATTTGTTTCTCTTTTTGTTCTGCATAACTGCCATATACCTGAAGGCATCCATGCAGTGAGAAGACCAATCATGGGTTGGCTTGGAACTATAGACACCGAGCCTCTCGTTGTAATCTTTGTGGTAGTTCTCTGCGCATTTTAGAAAAAATTTACACCTGTTTTCATCAATCCAAAGCCGGGGAAAGATTCCACGAGCCAACTCAATTCCTTCTGCGATTGAGATGTTAGGGACAATCTTAAATGGTATTCCTAGTTCTCGCGCCATTTGCAGTCTCGTCTGAGCGCCTGTGCCCAACTCTCTTACCTGTATATCGTGAGGAGCATGATGATCCCCGTACACCCAATCGCCTTGATTGGCTTTGTCTTGGAGGATTTTCGCGTAATGTGATAACCCTTCCCCTTGATTACGATAAATATCGATTAAATGAATTTCTTGTCCAATATTTTGCGTAAATAAAATTACAGTTTCGTCATTAACACCCAGATCCCAATAAGTATCCACACTAGCATTTGGATCAACCGGTACATTTCCAATTCGTTTATCTATTTCCGCCTTGTTTAGAAGTTTTGCATAATAGGCTCCCTCGACTCCGAGGTCGAATGAACAGTAATATTCCTGCTGGATAAGGTGCTCGGACATCCCTTCTTCCCGTTCTGCATCCATATCCGCTTCCGAAAGCACTTGAGTATCCGTAATTGCGAGTTTCGAACAGAACCAGTCAGGGTTATTTTTTGCCATAAGGTAGAGGTCATGGGCGTGATTCTTCCCGCGAGGGGTGAAATTGAAGATGGCCCAGCCTCCGTTTTCCCTGAGAATCGGTCTAGTGAATTCCCAAGTCTTTGGGTCTTGCAAAGAGTACTCAGAAAAGACGCACCCCACAGGGTTGATACCCACGTTAATGATTTGATCTGACCCCACAACCTGTATAACGCTTCCATTTTTCAACCTTATTTTCATTTCGTTGCTGTTGATATTGCCTTCGATGATTTCCTTAGGAATGTAATGCAAAAAGCGCTTCCCATTCTTATCCGAACCATCCCAAAGTATCCTTCTTCCCAACGTTGATGTCGGGAAGAAGTATACGTAAGTCCCTACTCTATGCCAGTAAGCCTGTTTGATGAGCCAGTTGAAGCATGCAATTTCCTTTCCGGCTCTTCGGTGCCACACCAACACCGCACGCTTACATCCGTTATCCATTGCCTGGAGAAAGGGCACTTGATACGGACGGGGCTTAAAGTCAGGAACTAAAATTTCATTCATTTTAACCTTAGTCTTTGTTCAGATTCTTTACACACGTACCGCACTTAGGGCAGTAAACTTCTTTGCCCACAGACCAATACAACTCCGACCAGTGCATATTAAACAAAGGGGCAATCCTTCTGGCGCTTAATTCTCCTATAGAAGCCGAACCGTCTTCCATCCGAGAAATGGTGCTCGGCCAAACTCCTAATTCATTAGCCAATTCATTTCTTGTCATTCCTTTCTCATGTCTTTTTTTGCGTAAAATAGCAGGGGGAGAAATGCACTCACAACTTTCTAAGGACTTTTCACACATTCTGCACTTCTGTTTTCTAAGTTTTTTGCTCATAATTTTTTTATATAAACAGCCCTCCTAGTTTTGTCAAATTTCTTGCATAAATGATTCGACTCAGCTAACCTCAGCCTAATATGACACAAGAACCAAAGTACGTGCAGTTAACAAAATGGGCCGACTTTACCGATCACCCTAGCTACGGAACAATGCGATTCCTAGTGAATAAAAGAAAAGAAAACGGTGCGGAAGAGTTTTTAAGAAAGATAAATGGACGGTTCTATATTAATGTAGATAAGTTCTACGAGTGGATGGAGAAACAAAAGGATTTAGAATGAAAAAGATATTGCTTGCCTTAATTAGTCCCTTGATGGCTTTTGCATCACATTCAATTGATCTAGGAGCTTTCTACTCCTGTCACAAAGAGCCGGGCTATCACTACGACTTAGCTGGCATCGCAATGAACTATGAGATTGGCAACTCTAAAGGGCTGAAGGCAATTGGAAGATTGCATTTTTCAAACAACTCTGACCTCTTATTCATTCAATCGAAAAATGAACTGGTGTTTTACATCCCACTGGGCACCTTTAATTTGACTCCTTTTACGGGTGGCCACGCGCTACACCATAATGTGTTCAAAGATCTTCCAGTTGTCGGAACCCTAACTAGGATCCACATGCCTTTAGGGATAGGGATTAACACACAAATAGATGAGTTTTTTTTAGAAGCCCGGTCGGCCTATTTGCACCCCTTAGCGCATAACCTAGTGCAAGATGAAGGCGTCATGTTCTTTGGCAAGAAGTTCACGCTCCAAAGGGAGTTTATGGTTGAAGCCACTGGGGGGTATCAAGTGGGCGAAAAACTTTTAGCTAATCTTACTTTTAATTGGTGTCAGAGCACAAACCTTAAAGGTTTCACCTGGACAATTGAACCCTATATTACCATGAAATTCTAATGAAAACTACTTCTAAGTGGACAGATATTAAAAAGAAAAAGCCGGCTAATTCTGAGTTTTGTTATTTTACTGATGGTAAATCAGTAACTATTGGAATTTGGTATAGCTGCTTAATGATTCTCAAAGGAAGAGAAATAACTCCTACCAAATGGGCTCCCATGGACGGGCATGAACCAAAGGTCAAATGAAGAAACTGTTTTTAGCACTTTTGCTTCCCATCTGCTTAATGGCAGAAGTCGGGTACAAAAGCGACAACTCCATGGCTATTCTTGAAAGAGAAATGAAAGAGCTGAATAGCAAAACTCACGGGACCAACGTGAGCCTGGAAAAGATAAATAAAAGCCTGACGCGTCTAAACCGGACAATGGATAGAATCTTCAAAGCTTTGCAGCCCATGGCGTATGATAATAATGGAAATTTGATCGAGGATTATGAAGAAGAATTCGGTTTGGACGATTGATCCAACAGACGAAGAAAGAGAAAAAATAG